TTTGCTGATGTTAGATACGGCGACTCGGGCGCATCGAGTGCAACAGCAGCTACAATTCCAGAATTACTTGTAAGCGATTTTGTTGACTTTGATTGTCCAGATCCTGCACTATATCCAAAAGGAATGTTGCTATATAATCTAAGACGTAGCGGATTTAATGTAAAGAAATATGTTAAAAACTATGTTAATACAGCTGGCAATAACCAAAGATATGGTAGTGGCACTGGTGAATCTCAAGCATCCTACTTTGCAGATCGTTGGGTAACAGAAAGTGCTAACCAAGAAGACGGTTCAGGTACATTTGGACGTAAGGCACAGCGTAAGGTTGTTGTACAAGCATTGCAGGCACTAGTAAATAGCAATCAGGACATTAGAGATGATGAATCCAGATTGTTTAACTTAATGGCATGTCCTGGTTATCCAGAACTAATTGGCGAAATGAAGTCATTAAACTATGACAGAGGCTTGTCAGCTTTTGTACTAGGTGATTCTCCATTCCGTTTAACAAGTGACGCAACATCATTAAATAATTGGGCAACAAACGTTAACCTAGCTGTTGAAGACAATGATAACGGTTTAACTACAACTGATCCTTATCTAGCAGTTTACTATCCAAGTGGTTTCACTAGCGATAATTTTGGTAACAATGTTGTTGTTCCACCAAGTCACATGATGATGAGAACTATTGCACTTAGTGACCAAGTATCGTTTCCATGGTTTGCTCCAGCAGGAACAAGACGCGGCGGGATAACAAATGCAAGTTCAACAGGATTTATTACTAGCGAAGGCGAATTTAAATCAGTAGCATTAAATGAAGGTACTAGAGATACATTGTATGCAAACAATGTTAACCCTATTACATTTATTACAGGTGCTGGATTGGTTGCATTTGGACAAAAAACAAGACAGCTTGCTGCAAGTTCTTTGGATAGAATCAATGTTGCTAGACTTGTAATTTACTTACGTAGTCAGCTTAACACACTTGCTAAACCTTACTTGTTTGAACCAAACGATAAAATTACACGTGATGAGATCAAAGGTGCTGCAGAAAGCCTAATGCTTGAACTAGTAGGTCAAAGAGCACTATATGACTTCTTAGTTGTTTGTGATGAATCTAACAATACACCTAGCAGAATAGATAGAAATGAACTACACTTAGACATTGCTATTGAACCTGTTAAGGCAGTTGAATTTATTTACATTCCGCTAAGACTTAAGAATACTGGTGAAATTGCAGGATTATAAAAAATGATAAATACTTTTAGATTAGGAGCAAATTAAATGGCAATATCAACACTATCAAAAATCACAGTGCCCTTGGCAAGCGGAGATTCCGCTAGTAACCAAGGCTTGTTGATGCCAAAACTCCAGTATCGCTTTAGAGTGTCACTGGAAAATTTTGGAGTTTCAACACCAACAACAGAACTTACTAAACAAGTAATTGATGTAGCTCGTCCAAACGTGTCATTCGAAAAAATGACTATAGACATTTACAACTCAAGAGTTTACCTAGCAGGTAAACATACTTGGGATCCAATTACACTTAACTTACGTGAAGATGTAAACAACAATGTGCAAAAACTTGTTGGCGAACAGTTACAGAAACAGTTCGACTTTTACGAGCAGTCAAGTGCTGCAAGCGGACAAGATTACAAATTTACAAGTAGAATTGAAATACTAGACGGCGGTAATGGTGCAAACACACCAACTGTACTAGAAACATTTGAATTATACGGCTGTTACTTAGAAAGTGCAAACTATAACAGTTTAGCTTATTCTAATTCAACAGATCCAGTTAGCATTGCATTAAATATTCAATACGATAATGCTGTGCAGTCTCCACAAGGTACAGGCATCGGTACTGCTATTGGCAGAACTGTAAATACACTTGTTACCGGCGGCGGCGCCTAAACAATAAAATTAAGTTCCTAATCTTAAGGGGTGCTTTTTTAAGTACCCCTTATTCTTTTATATACGCACTTTTTAAATTGGATAAATATTAGTATGGGAAAGTTCACAGGATTTTTAGATAATTTAGCAAGCGGAGCATTAGGTCCAAAAGGTAACCTTGGAGACTTTAGACACGCTAGTAAAACATTTGTTACAGATGCTTTTAGATTAGCTCCTAAAACAAAATTTCTTTACCACGTATTTTTTGAAATAAACGATCAACCTGCAAGTATTTTGCCTGAATTAAAACAACGGCACAATAGAGAAATTGGGTTACTTGTAAAGAGTGCAGATTTACCTAAATATACCGCAACTGTTGACACAAAGAAAAAATATAATAGAATAAAAAATGTACAAACTAGCATTTCATATAATCCATGTAGCATCTCTTTTCATGATGACAATTTAGGTGTAACTAGTGCATTGATGGAAGCCTATTATAGGTATTATTTTGCAGACGGAAATTATGGGTCACGTCCAGAAGCATATAACAGACAAGTAAGTAAAACTGCTGCTGGAGATAATACATACGCCGGAAAAGAAAGAAACAAATATGCTTATGGATTAGATAATAATCAAAACGAACCGTTTTTTAAAAGTATACAAATTAGCCAGCTTACACGGAAAACATTCACTACATATACATTAGTAAATCCTACTGTTACAGATTGGGGTCACGATAGTGTAGATAGTGCAGATGGAAGTGGAACTATGGCAAATAATATGACTATTGCATACGAAGCAGTGTGGTATGATAGAGGCAAAATAGGAGTAGATAATCCAAAAGGTTTCGGAGATCCGTCACACTATGACACAACACCTAGTCCAGCAAGTTTGTTAGGTGGAGGTTCGCTAGGAATAGGCGGAGCAATTGGTGCTGGTATAAGTTTATATGATTTCATTACTAATGACGGCGGATTTAACAGTCCTCTTGAAGCAGGATTAGCAGCCGCAAATTTGGTTGCAAATGTACGTAACTTGAGTAGTGAAGGTATTAGGGCAGAAGGATTTAGTTTGCTTACAGGAGCAATAGGCGCGGCAGCTGGTACAGATGTAAGCGGAGTTGCAAACACATTTTTTCCAAAGAATGGTGGTAGCGGAGGAGCAAAAGATCTTGTGATTGCAACAGCAGCAGTTGCAGGATTAAAAGCAGTAACACAAGCAGTAAATAACAGTGATGCGGCCAAGGAAAGTGCTGCAAAAGCGGCATTTACTAAAACACACCAAGCTAACGGTGGAACTGGAGGAGTCAACGGTGCTAATGCAGCATATGCCGCACTATCTTCATCAGCACAGCAAGCACTTAAGGATGCTACATAATGTCAAGTTTACCAAAAAAAGAAACAACGTCAGAAGGCAGAACTACAGAATTTTTTGACAAATATTTTACAAAAAAAATAAGTTTTCCTACCAATGAAGTTGATGCTGTAATAGGTTTCTTTCTGAAAAGAGGTTTTGATAAAACAGCTGCTCAAAGTACATCAACAGTTTTATTAGAGCAAGCAAAAATAGATAATGTCAATATTTTTACATTATTGGATACCCTTAAAGGTTTAGATGAAGTACAATTAAGCACAGTGGTTGCCGAAGTACTTAACTACAACAGAGATGCAACGTCAAGTGTAGGTTTTAAACGTACTGCAACTGTGGATAAAATTGAAAAACGTAACATAGTGGTTTGATGCTATGGCTAGGTTTGCACAAGGTAAATTTAATCAAAAAAATCCAAACAAATATGTAGGAAGAAAAACACCTACTTATAGAAGTAGTTGGGAATTTGCATTTATGCGTTTTTGTGATGAACATCCTAATGTAGCACAATGGGCTAGTGAAGCAATAAGAATACCTTACAGAAATCCGTTCACGGGCAAACACACAATCTATGTTCCGGATTTTTTTGTTGCATATGTTGACAAAAATGGAAAACAAAGAGTAGAATTAATAGAAGTAAAACCTGCTAATCAAACACATAGAGATAAATTAGGAAAAAGTAGAGCTAATCAAGCAAGTTATATACTTAATCAAGCTAAATGGTCAGCAGCAAATGCATATTGTAAACAACAAGGCATGGTATTTAGGGTTGTAAACGAAACAGATATTTTCCATCAAGGCTCAAGATAGTATAAATATTAGTAGTTAATGCGAGATTATACATGACAAAAAAACTTGAAGAATTATTAAATTTGCCCGATTCAAAAGATATTATTCAAGAATCAAAAAATACTGAAAAGGCACAAGCAGCTATTGTAGAGCAAAACGATACTGCACGAGACATATCTGAACTAGACAAGATTGCTAGTGCGTTACCTGCTGTTAAGGGACTAGGCGAATTAGCAGACAAAGAATTAAATGAAGTCGCTGACAAAGCTATGACTGCATATGATGATCTGATGGACCTGGGTATGAATGTAGAAAGCAGATATAGTGGTAGAGTTTTTGAAGTTGCTGGTAATATGCTCAAAACAAGTTTAGATGCCAAGACAGCAAAACTAGATAAAAAATTAAAAATGATCGAGCTACAACTTAGAAAAGAAAAACAAGATAAAGATAGTAATGGTATTGAAGGAGATGTAATATCAGGACAGGGTTATGTAGTAACAGATCGTAATAGTTTGCTCGAAAAACTTAAGAATATGGATAAATAACATTATAGTAGGATCGTATCATGAAAGCATTTAAAGAATATTTAACAGAGTCCAAAAAGACATACAAATTTAAGGTAAGAGTAGCTGGCGAATTGCCAGAAAACTTTGCTGATATACTAGAAAGGTCTCTAACAAAATTTGAAGTTGTATCTGTTAGCACAGGAAAGAAAACACCAATTACAGAAAAACCTTTAGATTTCCCACAATTACAAAACTGTGAAGTTACACATTATGATGTCGAAGTAAGTTATCCAGTTACAGCATTTGTATTAGAACAATATCTTGTTGACGAAACCGGCGCCGCACATGCTAATTTAATTGTACGCGGAGAAGGCGATCCTGTAGAAGCACAACAAATGGAAGTTGCAGATGAAAAAGCACCATACGAGTCTTTATTAGCTACAGAAGAAATGGGCGGCGAAAGCGCACAAGATAAAGTTGCTAACAATAGAACTATGGACTTACTAAAAGAATTAGAAGTTGCACGTAAAGAAAGAGCTATTGACCCTGTAGACGGTATTAAGCCTGGAGAGTCAAAGGATATTAGTGCAGATGAAAACACAAAAAGCACTATAGGAAGTTAACATGAATAATATGCGATCATACTTAGATATTTTAACAGAAGCACCAGCTCGTGGATTAAGCAGTACAGGTGATTTAGTAAACTTTAATGTAGACAAGAGTTTACCTGTAACAAAAATTAAAGACTCAGATGGAAATACCTTTGACTTACATGCTGCAGAAGACGATGCACAAAAATTTATTGACGGTAGTAATGCATATGAAAAGTTTGATGCTAGTACAGCAGCGCCTCAAGCAGGTGGTAACAAAGAATTAGATGCTATTGTAGCAAAATATGCAAAGTCGGGTATGACCTTAGATGACGTTGCAAAGATGGAGCAGGAAGCAGGTAGTGATAGCAACGCTAGATATGTTCTTGCATATGCAGCTAAAACATTAGGTCTTGAAGGAATGTACCGTGCAGATGGAAGCGGATTTATATTCATGAAAGATGGACAACCATCTGGAGCAAGAGGCGCT